ATCAGAAGATGAGCGATGTCTGCATGGGTTATCTCTATCTTCTAAATGTATGCGACCAGGAAGGAGTTCTTATAGAAGCTCCTATTTTTAGAACTATAACTGACAAAACAATACACTAATGTTAGACATCAGTAGAAAAGATATACTCTCTGAGGATATAATGCCTTTCGGAACTTCGGATCGCTTTATTAAACTTCCTATTACAGAGTATATGAATTTATTAGGTATCGAACCTAATTCAGCACAAAAAGCATTAATCAATGCTATTAATAACCCAAAATATAGATTTGTGTGTGCCGCTATTTCAAGGCGTCAGGGGAAAACTTATATTACAAATGTCATTGGACAACTTGTTTCACTCGTGCCAGGTTCCCACATACTAATTATGTCACCAAATTATGCTTTATCGCAGATTTCCTTTGATTTACAAAGGCAACTTATAAAGCATTTTGATCTCGAGGTGGTTAGAGACAATGCAAAAGATAAAGTAATAGAACTATCTAATGGTTCAACTATAAGAATGGGTTCAGTTAATCAAGTTGATTCTACTGTTGGTAGATCATATGACTTGATTATTTTCGACGAAGCAGCTTTAGCTGATGGAAAAGACGCGTTTAATGTTGCCCTTCGTCCTACATTAGACAAAGAACAAAGCAAAGCCGTATTTATTTCTACTCCAAGGGGTAGGAATAATTGGTTTGCAGACTTTTATCACAGAGGCTATAGTGATGAATTTAAGGATTGGGCTTCAATAAAAGCAACTTATCATGAAAATCCTAGATTTAGTGATGATGATATTATAGAAGCCAAAAGATCAATGTCCCAAGCTGAATTTGCACAAGAATATTTAGCTGACTTTAACACATATGAGGGACAGGTATGGAATTTTAATTTTGAAGAATGTGTCGCAGACCTGAGTCAACTCGATACTAGCAAAATGGACGTTTTTGCTGGTCTTGATGTCGGGTATAAAGACCCAACCGCTTTTTGCGTAATAGCATATGATTGGGATCAGGAGAAATTTTACCTAGTAGATGAGTACCTTGACGCTGAGAGAACTACTGAACAGCATGCAATAGAAATTCGTAGAAGAGTAGACAAATATAACATAGATTGGATTTATATCGATTCGGCGGCTCAACAAACTCGCTTTGATTTTGCCCAAAATTACGATATATCTACTATAAATGCTAAAAAATCTGTTCTTGACGGAATTGGACATGCAGCAAGCATAATTGATAACAACAAATTGATTGTAGATCAAAAATGTCAACATGTATTGTCGGCAGTAGACCAATATCAGTGGGATTCAAATCCCAACTTAATGAAAGAAAGGCCAAAACATAATATGGCTAGTCATATGTCAGACGCTTTAAGATATGGACTTTATACTTTTGAGACATCAGCGAGCACTTTTTAGTGGAGACCAACAAAAAAATAATTGTTGACAAAAAGGTGAAATTTTGGTATAATTTTAATAAATAGAGATTTTATGGATTTAAAAAGAGATTTAGTCAAGTACGTTAGAGATAAAGCGAAATCTAAGTATAATAAAGACACCCAATGCTATATTTGCGGGGAAACAGAAAACTTAGACTTTCACCATTTCTACGGAATGACTGAGTTACTTGAAACTTGGTTGAACAGCAAGAAAATTACTGTAACCTCGGCAGATGAAATAATGAATCTTCGAGAACTTTTCATTGAAGAGTATCCAAATGAAATTTATCACGAAGCTGCTACACTATGCAAAGCCCACCATCGAAGGCTACACAGTATTTATGGCAAACGGCCTAAGTTAGTGACAGCACTCAAGCAAAAGAGATGGGCTAATATACAGAGAGAAAAACATGGCATGGTATGACAGAATTTTAGGTAGACAACAACTTGGGGAGGAGAAAATAAATCCTGCTCAGTCTTTTATTGGCCTAGAAGAAGGGATGACAATTGACACCCGAGAAAACAAAGACAATTACAGATCAGCTTATGAAGACCTAGAGGTAGTTCATAGAGCTGTAAACATGATAGTAGACGATAGTTCAGATATTCCTTATGATATAGGAATGAAGATTAACGGAATCGCACCAGTAGTAGAAAATGTTCGAAAGACTCGTGTAGATTTATTACTTAATAAAGAACCGAACCCGTTTCAGGATATCAATACTTTTAAGAGAAATCTTATAATTGATTTACTGATTGACGGGAATATTTTCGTTTATTTTGATGGAAGACATTTATATCATCTTCCAGCACAGAACGTAACAATTCATTCAGATACTAGTACTTATATAAATAAGTTTGAGTATGATGGTCATATCGATTATACTCCTAAAGAAATTATACATATTAAGGAAAACTCATTTAAATCAATTTATAGAGGAGTACCGCGATTAAAACCAGCATATCGAACTATGTATTTACTAGATAACATGAGGAAGTTTCAAGATAACTTCTTCAAGAATGGAGCGGTACCAGGATTAGTACTTAAGAGCCCTAACACTCTTTCCGAGAGAATCAAAGAAAGAATGCTGCAAGCCTGGGCTACTAGGTATAATCCAAAAAATGGCGGTAGAAGGCCACTTATTTTAGATGGTGGAATTGAAGTCGATGATCTAACAAAAATTAATTTTAAAGAATTAGACTTTCAAGCTTCCATTAACGCGAATGAGAAAATTATTCTAGAAGCAATGGGTGTACCACCTATTCTTTTAGACGGAGGCAATAATGCTAACATAAGGCCTAACCATAGACTATACTATCTGGAAACAATACTTCCAATAGTAAGAAAAATTGGTTATGCTTTTGAAAGATACTTTGGTTTTAAAGTGAATGAGAATGTAACAGAAATTCCAGCACTACAACCTGAGTTAAGAGATCAAGCATCTTATTATGCTACTCTCGTAAATACAGGCATTATGGCACCAAACGAGGCTAGGGTAGCTCTAGGTCAGGAACCTTTAGAAGGTCACGATGACTTAAGAGTCCCAGCAAATATAGCGGGTTCAGCAGCGAACCCCACAGACGGTGGGAGACCACCACAAGAAGAGGAACAGGATAATGGCGAACAAGAGAGCAATTCTTAAACAAATGGCAGATTATTTTGCTGAAAAAGGCTCAATGTTAACTCCTACAGAGTATAAGGCAGCCGATGATGCTCCCGTAAGATATATGGTAGCAAAAAGACCTTTTGGGTCATGGGCTCGTATGCAAAGTATGGTAAGGACAAATTTTCCAGACCAATGGGCCAAAGCTAACCCCGAGCCAGCAGCAGCACCTGCACCAGCAGAACCTAAAGCAGCTCCAAAAGTAGCTAAAGCAGCTCCCAAAAAAGCTAAAAAGTGAGGTAAATAATGGAGAAAATTTTTCATTGGACAAACACTTTTAAAACTCTAGGCGAGGACGACGATGGTAGTATAAAAATTTCAGGATTGGCGTCTACCAACGCTATCGATCGTACTGGAGATGTTATTAACCATGATGCATGGATAAAATCAAATGGATTAGAAAATTTTAAACAAAATCCTATAATTTTGTTCAATCATGATTATAATAGGCCAATTGGTCGCGCTACTTCAATGGAAGTGGGCGAACAGGGTTTAGAGGTAGGAGCAAAAATCTCTAAATCCGCAGGCGAAATAAAAGATTTAATAAAAGACGGCGTTCTTGGAGCCTTTTCCGTTGGTTTCAGAGTCAAGGATGCTGATTATAATGATGAAACTGACGGATATAAAATAAAAGACGCCGAACTTTTTGAGGTATCAGTCGTTAGTGTTCCAGCTAACCAGACTGCTATGTTTTCGATTGCAAAATCTTTTGATTCTGCAGAAGAATACGAGGAGTTTAAGAAAACTTTTATATCTAATAACCCGGCTAAATCAACAGACACAGTTAATATTGGTGAAGTTGATACGCCACAAGCCACGGATAAAACCGTTTCACAGGAGAAACCTATGTCTAAGGACACAAACACTCCAGAAGCTGGTTCAATAGATTTGAAAGCATACGCAGAAGAAATTGCAAAACAAACTGCTGCGAAAATTGCTATGCAAAACGCTGAACAGAAAGCTAAGGAACAATCTGAAGCTGAAGAAGCAGCTGAGCTAGAAGCTCAAGAAAAAGCTGCTATAGAAGCTGAAGAAGAAAAAGTTAAGACAATAGTATCAGTTGGAATGTCTGGAGCTGAAAGGCTCATGAATGACGTTGAAAAACGTGTTTCTGAAAAGCATGAAAACCTTGAAAAAGTTGTTAATGAACTTAGAACTGAACTTACCGAAAAGAAAGATGAAATCGAAGCAATTCGTGAATCTAAAAGAATTTTTGGTGACAGAAACGACTCTGACTGGAAGAAAGCCTTCGAGACCGATGTAAATGATGCATGGACTCTAGGACTAGCTACAGGAAGAGGTTGGGATACTGATTATGCAAAAGATGTAATGCAAAAAGTGAACGCACACTCAGGTGTTGGCGTTTCTAGTGCAGACTTCGAGCAAACTGTATCTACAAATGTGGAAAGAGATATCCAGTTGCAGCTAGTACTTGCGCCTCTATTTAGAGAAATCGCAATGTCTTCTGCTACTCAAATCGTACCTATATTACCAGATGCTGGTTACGCTGAATTCGCTTCAGCTCAAACAGCTAGTGGATCATCTCCACATGGTAACTTAGAAGAAAGAGGAGACACTTATGGCTCACCTTTCGCTGGTGTTGATTTGACTGAGAGAACTCTTTCAACCAAAAAACTTATTTCACAATCTTACTTAGGTAATGAGACTGAAGAAGATGCGATACTACCAATCCTTCCTTTAATTAGGGAGTCGGTTGTTAGATCACATGCAAGAGCCGTAGAAAATGCGTTACTATTAGGTAACAACGCTGATGGTGCCTTTGGTACTGGCGGAGCATCTTTCGATGGTATTTGGCATCTAGCTGAAGCTGACAGTGATGTAACACAATCAGCAACTGCATTTGCATCTGACTCAATGACAGCACTTAAACTATTAGCACTAAGAAAGAATATGGGTAAATATGGAATTAACCCATCTGACGTAGTGTACATAGTATCTTCTACAAGTTATTATCAACTACTAGAAGATGCTGAGTTCCAAGACGTGAACTTAGTTGGTGATGTTGCAACAAAGCTAAGAGGAGAAATCGGAAGCGTATTTGGATCTAAGGTCCTAGTATGTGACGAATTCCCAGGCGCGGCAGTAAGTATGCCAGCAGCTATAGCAGTGTACCCTCAGAACTTCGTTGTACCTAGATTAAGAGGTATGACTATCGAGTCTGACTACGAAGTTGCTAACCAAAGAAGAGTCTTGGTTGCTTCGCAAAGAATTGGATTCACCGACATGATCGATGGAGCTACTTCTAAGTGGGCATATCAGTACAAAGCTTCTTAATAGCTTAATGATTTTATGTGGGGGAGGGGTATCCTTCCCTCACTAAAATTAACACAGGAGAAATATGGCAGATTTAATAACATTACAACAATACAAGGATTTCGCAGGTTTGACGGGAGTAACTATGGACGCCCGTATTAATGTTATTATAGATTCTGTTAGCGAACTGGTTAAAAACTATTGTGGTACTAGTTTTGTCGATGACTACAGTTCCGCAAAAACTGAATATTTTGATATTCACGATAATGTAACTACTAGAG